AGGGAGCCGACGAGCTGGCCGCTAAGGTCGGTACGCTGGTAGAAGAGCTAGTGGAGTTCAATAGCTTTACTGGCGATCTGGATCGCGAAATCCATGAGCGCAGCCGTGTGGATGGGGAGGCTTTTGTCGGAGTCTATCAGGATGGCAAAAACGTGCGTCTTGAGCTGGTCGAGCCTGACTACGTGTTGGAGCCTCTCGATTCCAAGCCGTTGGAAAGAATGCTCAAGGTTGCCCACAAGCTGAACCACTGGAATCTAGGCGTGCATACGCAGCACAATCACCAGCTCCACAGGGACGATGTCTGCAAGCCGTTAGGCTATCACGTTGTTTATGACCAGACGGGTGATCTCTGGGATTACTTGCCATCAGCTAGGGTCCAGCACATTAAGCGAAACGTAGGCCGTAACGGCCGGCGAGGTGTCTCGGACCTGCTGGTGGTACAGAAGGATCTGGAGATGGAGGCGAAGGTCCGTCGCAATACGGCCGAAGGCGCAGCTATCCTGGCCGCCATTGTGATGATTCGCAAGCATCAGACTGGCGTACCAAAGAGCACGATTGAGTCTAATCTGGTTAGCTCAGCCACTAGCAAATTCCAGCGTCCCAGATCATCTGGAGGCACGAAGACAGCCTATCACGAGCAGTTGCAGCCGGGCACGATCAAGGACGTACCAGAGGGTATGGATGCTCAGGTTGGCCCGCTGGGTACGCTTCGCAGTCCGGTCTATATCCAGGTTGCTCAATACTTGTTGCGGATCATATCTACACGCTGGAGCATGCCTGAGTTCTTGATATCCGGTGACTCGTCTAACTCTAATTTCGCTAGCACGCTGGTCTCTGAGTTCCCGTTTGTGAAGGCGCGAGAGCAGGACCAGCGTTTTTATAGTCGACACTTCGAGTCGCTGCTATGGAAGGCTATTCGGTTGCAGTGGAAGGACGGACGCCTGGGGGGGATTCTGTGGGATAGTTTGACTCGGGCTGTCTCTATCAAGATTGACGTTCCGGAGGTTGCCAGTCGCGACAAGATGCAACACGCGCAGACTAACGCCGTGATGAATCAGGCTGGCATCTTGAGCCGTCGTACGTGGGCCGCCGAGGCTGGGTTGGATTACGACGGAGAGCAGGAGAACATCGACAGCGAGCCCGAGGTGTCAGAGCCGCCTACTCAACCGCCTGCGCAACTGCAACCGTCGCCTAGCAATAACGATATGCGATCGGCAAGAACCGAGGAGCTAGCACAGCACGCGATACGGTCGCTGGTTGAGCACGGAAATGGCTGATGCACTGGATGACGTACGCACCGCAGGCGAGGCGGACTTAGAAGACAGGTTGGCTAAGCTGAACGTACGTCACCAAAAGCTGATTCGCTCCGAGCTACGCAAGCATGGAAGTATCGCAGCCATCCCGCTCTCGATATGGGTGGATATTGAGCAAGAGATAGAAACGGAAAGTGCAGCGGCGTTGTTGCTGATTATGCTTGCGGCTGATGAGGTGACTAGCGGCAGGATACTGCGTAAGGGAGTGCCAACCACTGGAGTCGATGCTGGTACGCTGGCGGCCTATGGCCGGACGGCAGGCGATAAGGCACAGGTACTGGCGCAGCAGACAACACGTAGCAAGCTAGACGGACTGCTACAGGCGGAAGTAGGGGCGGCACAGCCAGATAAGCCATCGGTAGACACCCAGATCAAAACACTATTTAAACCAGACAAGGCCCAGGATGCTGCGGTTACGAGCACGACGGACTCGATATCCGACGGCCAGTTAGGCAGCCGAGACCGTGTGCAGCGGCAGCAGGGGATCGAGGTCAAGCTAAAATGGATCACAGAAAAGGATGACCGCGTGTGCCCGATCTGCCGTCCGCTCCACGGGACTTTTGAGCCAGTCTGGTCACAGACATCTTTCGACGGACCACCGGCCCACCCACGCTGTCGATGCCATTTGGAACCAACACCAGTGAAGACGAGACGCCAGACACCCATCGACTTCCGAGTCACAGCCACGCCAGTCGTCGTTGGAATTGCACCTCCGCTATGATTGTGAAAGAGAAGACACCACGCCGAGAGTTACCTCAAGTGCGGGCGAAGGTATGCCCGGAGTGCGGGTCGCCGGATACTCAAGTCTGGCGCAGCTTGAAGATTGTGCGTTATTGTCGATGCCGCAAATGCAGTGCTACTTGGCAGCAAGTTCCCGAGCGGTGAGTTCTGCAATAATCGCGTCTGCGTTTTTCATCTCCTTCAACGACACCAGTTGCGACTTGTTGCACTCTAGCAATCCTTCTTGAAGTTCAAGGTTGAACGGAGCGGAGACCTGCAGGAACATCCATTGAGACTCATGTATAAACAAACCGGACAGGGCCAGCGGCATAATTGCTGCTGCCATTCTCGCCCGCCGAGATGGGTCTACCTCTTTCTCCATCGCTAGGCGGCAGCTTGCGATTAAGTCGCTGAGTTCATCGGTCAATTGCTGGCACCTGCGGTGGACTTCCTTCAGATCAGTTGTTTCCTGTGGCGGTGCGGCGACAGCCGACTTCTGCCAGGGTTGCTCCACTGCAGCCACGAAAATTCCAGAGCACAACATTGCCGCCAGTGTCACGCTACCCACAATCTGCCAATCTCGCTTGATACGTCTCATGGTGCTCGCTCCTGCTAGGTTTCTCCCGAAAATGCCTACTTTTAATTATATACCTTTCCATGCGTAGAAACGAGCCAGCTTAGCGTAACCCATCCAAATCGCCATCGAAGAATGCGCACTCGCCGTATGGTAGTTGTCCGTTGTTGCTCATTAGTCGTCTTCCTGATCGTTAAGGACAAAGATGTCCTCGAATATGCCGCTACTGGCAGAAGTCTCGGTGCCGTCGCTAGTAACCCGTCCACTCAGCGCGAGTGTGATTTCGCCGGGACCGCCGATAACAGGCGTAACATCGACGATATGCAGCAACTGGAAATCGAAGTTGATATTAACATCGTCACCCGCAACCAGCCCCGAAGGTGTTATCACCAGCGATCCCGTCGTTCCGTCCTCGTCATTACCGACCAAGTTGGTATATTCCGTGGAGCTGAACGTAGAGACGCACTCAAACAGCACGTCGCGGCGGGTGGGCAGAAATTCGGTGACCGTGCGCGAGTTGAAGAACAGTGCATCAAGGTTGTTATTGACCGAGAGACTAAACGAATGAATCGCTGGCGTGGTCCCCTCGATCGTCACCACGCAATCGTGAAACGCCAGAACATGCTCAAACGCAGTCGGCGTGAGTGGCGCGGCGTCGATGTCAGGTATAGTAGCATCCCACGTCGATCCGCCGCTAGAAGTCTTGAACATCAGGTCAAGCGTGCATTGCAATAACCCGTTCCCGCTATCGCTGCCGCTCAGCGTCATGCTGTTACACTTGCCGTCTTGGAATATGTATATACTGCCACGCTTGTCGACTTTGGCGGCAAATTCTGGAAGCGTTTCGGCTATATCAAATCGCGTAATATTAGTTGTTGGGTCGTTCAAAGATGGTGACGCACCGAGCACTCTGTCTAGCCAATCCTCAAAAAACTTCTGGGATGGTTCTAGAACTACCTGCCCACCCACGACACGTGTCCCTAGCCGCGTCTTACTACCCAGGAAAGACCGCGTGCCAAATATCATGTCAGAGTGGATGATATTCGTAGACTCGCTAAGAGACTCGCTGAGGAATGCTATACGCTCGCTACTGCCGTCAAACGTAGGCGTGCCGCTCCCTGGCTCAAAAGCTATTCGGCCAAGTGCTCCACTAGATGCAGCCATTACTTTTCCGTTGCCAAGGTTTTGACCGCGAACTCTGATGCTCGCTGGGACATATCATTCAAATACTCTTGATTCATGCCAATATGTTGACGCGCAGGACGATTCTTTTCCTCGTTAGCTGTATCATGGATTATGCTGTATGGCACCCACGTTCCGAATAGTATGTTATGGTCCTCGACTATCCGTATTCCTTCCTTGCCTTCAGTTAAGCTCTTGTCAAGTCTGCGGGTGTGAATCATCGGCACGCTATGCCCCTTCTTTCTGATAGTTGCCGGCGCCAACGGTTGCCATGCATTGCCTGACGGGTCAACACCGCCACGAAAGTAACTCGCATGCAATCCCTCTAGCTTCTCAAGTTCGTTCGCAAAATACTCCTTGAAGTCTATGCTTGCAAACTGTTCCTCCACTCCACTAATGAGCGTCCCAACCGCTTCAAAACCTTTAAGTGTCTCAGGCACGACTTTCCGTTGTCATGCAGCGGACCATGAGAAATTGAGCGTCTACCATCTGGTCGAATGCGCCACGCATGTGCTGTACGCCATTCACCACTCGCGGAACCTCGCAGCCTATTTCAGCTGCCCAGTCCTGCTCATGCAAATGCTTGTACAACGTTTCCTCCCAAACCAATTCAGTACCGTAGCCTTCTATCAAATCCAGATTCGACGCTGCTGCGACGGTTACCATAAGGTCGAACCGTCGCCGCAGCTTGCCGAGGGGGCTGTCTGTCTGTTCCCATCCGAATATCGAAACGATACAGCACGGTGTATCTAGTTTCCCTAGCCAGCCTCGCTTGCGGATCACCACCCTTTCGGCCGGTAAATACGGCAGGTCAATGTCGAGAATCTTCTCTTGCAGACGACGCAGCAGCTTTCCCTGCGTGCTGGCCAGCAGCGGGTCAGCTAATTCGATTGCCATGTCACGCTACGTTCTCTCTCGCCTCTT